ACTAACCACCCAATCATAGCTTCCTGTTTTCGGTTCCTTGACATAAGCACCTGCGTATTTGTCAGTTTTTTCAACACTCTTCTTAGGAGGAATAACAATATCCCTCTTCTTCAAATAGTTATAAATTATTGAATCCCAAGTCCTAACCTGATAGAACACATCGGTGAAATTCACCTTAGCATCATATGCCATAGTCAGGGCAAGTTCAATCAACTTCATCTTATCCTCAAGTCTGTCAACTAGTTCCACGTCGATGACGTTGTACTCAACAAACTTTTGCCAATTCCCACTATAGAAATCTTTAAAGGTATCAAACTCAGAGTGATCTAATTTCTTTTGCCCTAGTTCTACTTCTGCAATATGGTCAAGACGGTAGGATTCTCTATTAGTATAAGTAAATTTCTTATACAAGTCAAGATAATCTAATTGTGTAACGCCACCAATGTCAATTGATATGTGCTGCCTACCTTTAATATAAACCTCACCCTCAGTCACAAGTCCCCAAGGTGACAAACGTTTCATTAACTTAAGACCTAAGACACGCTTAAGTCTTCCTGCAATATATGGTATATCAAATAACTGTACGTTCCATCCAGTAACAACCTCTGGTGTATATTTCATCCACCAATCAATAAACTTATTAAGTAAATCAAACTCATCAGTGCATTGAATATACTTATGATTCTTCTGCTTAACTTGAAATGGTTTAACGCCCCAAGTTATAATTCCTTTTGTTGCATAATCCTGAAGACTAATAGTAAGAACTTCCTCTACACAAGAATGAACATCGGGGAATCCCTGCTCAGCCGTAGTCTCAATATCAAGGGTGACTAATTGAATCTTGGATATGTCAAACTTAATCTCATCTTGAGGATACTTCTCTGAAATATACTGATAGATATACCTTTCATTACCGTAAATATTAAATCCTTCTACGTCCTGATACTTCTTATAAAACTCACGGCAATCACGAACATAACCTGGTTGGATAGGTTCGACATACTTACCCTCTAATGTTTGATACTTAGTTTTCTTCTTAGAATCTACAAAAAGAGTGGGTCGCCATTCTTCCCTATCAGTAAACCTTTTCCCATTATCGTATCCACGAACAAGGAACTGGTTACCAACAAGTTGGACATTAGTATAAAAACGCATTAATCAAACATAGATTCATATTTTGCGATGAGTGAAGTTTTAGGTTCAACCAACGTTAGTATTTTATCAGATGATATTACTACTTCGCTTTGATTTGTTATATTAAGTAACCAAGGCTCCAGAATATCATGCTCCTTAACAACATAAGGTTCAACTAACTTACAGTCAGGTTCTCCCAACTCTGAACTTAGTTCTTCAAGAGTCGCTATCAGTGTTAGTCCCGTTGTCAGAACTAAGATTTGTGCGTCTTTCTTTGATGACATTTACTTTTTCCTCATAGGTTGTTTTTACTTCATCAACTGGGTCTACTAATGTAACAACCCAAGTGGGGTCTACTGCTATTTCAGTATCCTTTGATAGGGGCATCCAAGGATAATATGAAAGAGCAAGCTTTGATGAATCTTCCCCGTCCTTAATCTTCACACTATAAGGATAGCAAGCAAGATATGCTGCAACTTTGTCTCCATCTTCAAGAACAATCTCACGCCAATCGGCAATGACATCTTCTCCTGACTTTAGTAGTGCTAGTTTAATTGTCATAGAAATATTCTACCATAAAAAAGGAGGGGATGCAACCCCTCCTATGTATTAAAGATCAAACTCTTTTCGAGCATGTTTCTCTGGAACAATTTTTGCTAAGTCCACGGTGAGGAGTCCGTCGGTAAAGCTGACGGATCTAACCTCCGTATCGTCTGCGAGCGTCCATTGTCGTTCAAAGGAACGTTGGGCCAATCCCCTGTGGATAAATTCTCCATCTGTTTCCTTAGTTTCTTTCTTGCCTTCCACAAATAATTTTCCATACTCCGTATAGACTTGGATGTCATCTTTCTTGAACCCTGCGAGGGCAACTTCCAATTTCGATTCGACATTATTTACTTGGATTAAATTAAATGGTGGGTAGTTTGAAGTGTGTGATACGTTAAAAAATTTGTCTAGGTAATCATCATTGATTCCTATACTGTTCGTCATGATCTTATCCATCAATTCTGGAAGATCAGCAGAACGATATCTTGCTAAATTCATGATAGCTCCTCCTATGAGCGAGTGTGTTTTTGTCCCCGAAGGCGACACAATTAATTATAACACATTAATAAATTTAGTCATGTGGGAAACCCTCTAATATGGTTCTGGTTTCCGTATAATCTTTAACATTATAAGCAACTCCCATCATATTTTCTACTATTTTCATTGCTAAGGTGTGGTCATTACCACCTTTTTCTATCCTATCACCAAAGAAATGCAACTCATCATCTTTACTAAAGTCTCTCAGGATTTGACTTTTATCACTACCCAGAGGCCCTATGTCAAGACCTGTTTGTCCTCCAAGTGCTACTGATAAATCAGGAAAATTTTTCCTAAGTCTTTCTGCTATATCATGTCTCTCTAATCTTTCCGTGTCCCACTTAACATACTCTTCTCTTTCTACAAAGCAAGTAGACTTTCTACCCAGAATACTAAAGTTAACACCACCAAACCTCCTTTCAATATGCAATCCATTACGAATAGGAAAGCAACTGTTTGCCAATTCTTCCATTAAAAAGTTTTCTACCTCTTTTGGTAGTTCCCAATCATCCCTATAAACATTTTTATCTTTCTCATATACATCGCTACCAGAGCAATTATATACCCGTTTAGCTGTGTAGCATATATCAAGACCTAACTGTTCTACAGTCTTGGCATGATCACTACCAGTAACAAGATAAACATCATTGTTACGACAGAATATAAGAAAGGGAGCCCAGAATTCGTGCTCGATCTTTTTGCGACTGGGAGTAAGAGTCCCATCCACATCAAAAATAAATTTTTTCAATTACTTGGTTTCAGTGGTTTTCTTTTTACCTATGTTGTACTTAGTTTCTAATGTCCACTCATCTTTCTCTTTAAAAGAAAGAACTTTAATTTGATTTAATGGTGCAATGTCACCAATAGATTCTGCATTAACAACCTCTATGAGACCCCAATCAGAAAGCAACTGAGTAATACGGTTGCGACGCTGAACGTCGTTAGAAGTAAGGTTAGCGTGTTTCCCATCTAACGCAAATAATTCTTTGAAATGTACAATATAATATCTTCCTTGTTTATGTAAGATATGGCATGACTGATATAACTTCTTTTCCTTGCGTGAAGCTACACCAATTCTAGTAAGAGTTTCTCTAACTTTAAGAAAATCATCGGGTTCACCTAGTTGAACCTCTACCATCATTTCCTGATTCCAATTAACCTCAGGCTCTTTCACAGTGCTCATCTCATTCCTCCAGTGTCAAGTCGCTTTTTAATGTAATCCAGTTGTTGTTGAGTCAGAAGTCTTAAAGCCTGTAATGCCTTTTCGTTGCTATAACCATAATATTTTTTAATAATATTAAGGTTATCAACTTTATCCTTTCTTAGCCAGGGTGAGAATCTCTTCCGTTTCCTCAGACTATTTAGAAAAAACTGATATTGCATGTCCTTATCAAGGTTAGGATGCAGGTTCATTTCATTGGCATAGAGGATAGTATCAAGATGTCCACTAAGACATCTGTTAACAATATAAGAAGGATATTCCTTGATACAATCTGGATCTTCGGAAGTTAAATCATCCTTATTGAAGTTGATAGAGTTCAACCAATCTTTGAGTTCAGTCATCTTCATAAACAAATTCATCTTTTGGCCACCAAATACCTTCACCAGTCATTTCGTATCCAGCATCAATCATTTCTTGATGGGACATTTCCTTTTCTGGTTCCGTTGCTACTATCTCAAGATACTCTTGAGGAATATGTTGAGTATCTTGATACTCATGATAAGGATCAATGTCCTTACCCAATGCAACATGATCTCTTAAAAGATTAGCATACTTTGGATCAGAACGTGCAAACTTTTGTTCATTCAATGTTGTGTAATGTAGTACTACAGGATTAAATGTTTCTTGATGCTTGTGCTCCAAATAACCTTGAGTCACATCCTGCAGACCAAACAATCCATTTGATAACTCAAGACGACTGAATATAATCCACACTGCATACTCATCAACTATCCTTCTATTAGGAAGAGGCATCAAGACCTGATTCTTCTTAAACTTCTCCATCAACTCTGATAGGTCATCTAATGACTCCACTATCTTATGATGAACATTGTTCAATAGAACTACACCAAGGCAATACTTATAAATCTCTACCTTACCACCCAGTTCATAAATGCAAACATCAACTAAATCTAACTGCTCTCTTATTCTCTTTCCACCACTAACCTTGGGATCATTCTTAAATCCAAACTCCTCTCTTCCATAAACATCATGAATACAATAAGTATCAAAAAGATACTTAGGGTCATGGTTAAAAATAGTATCTGAATCAACGTATAGTATATTAGCCTCTTGTTCAAAATACTTTAAGTTATACCATCTATGAATCGACCACGCATTGAGCATATCATGATCAAAACCTTCTTGGAATGGTTCAACTCTTACTGAGTACTCAAGAGGGAAATAAAGGGGAATAATAGAAGGATCGTCACAAAAAAGATAAACAGGTATTTCATTGTTAAAGTCCCTAATAGATTTAATACTGTGTTCAAGTCGGTGTAGTTCATGAGTGTTGATGTGATCTATCTTACTCTTCTTAAATGAATAGAAGATAATATCTTCATGGTTATTTCTACCACGAAACTTGTTTAGTTTTTCACGTTGGTTCATCGAATAATCTCCAAATTAGCATCTGGTTTCCATACTTCTAATTCAGTTCTGACTCTACCCTCACGAGTTAATTTATCATACCTCTTAGATGCTTTCTTCTTCCACCAATCAATTGCTTGTTGAGCAGTGTGTCTAAAGTCACCAAGATAATATCTTTTCTTTTCTGTGAGAGACATAGCATGTTTAATGCTTGTATTAAACTGTTCTAACTTCTCCTTATCTTTAAGAGAGTTTTTAATAATAGATATCATCTTACTCTGTATCTTAATCTTCTTAGAAGACTTATCTGCAGAAATAAGACGTTCATTATTATTTCTAACATTAAACCATTTAAAGAATTGACGGAATTCATCATCATGGAATAGTGGAAGAAACTTACTCTCAGTGTCCCCTATATGCCTCAGGAAGGGTTTCAATCCATCATACATGGACATTCCCTTGGTCGTACCATATAACGACGTAGTTTCAAAATACTTGAGATCAGTTCCATACTTGTGATCAAACTGACTTTTTAATTCGTAAGATGATGCCAAAAGAGCAAGCAACTTACCACCAAGATAATTGAATCCAAAAGGCTGAGTAGGAACAATGTTAAAACCCATAACAAAATAAGGATTAATTTCTTTAAGAGGAACTACCCTATCAAAGTAATTATTACGAGGTTTGCTATTAATCGTAGGGGAACCAAACCTAACAACCCCAACTATCTTTTTAGTATTAACTTCTTCTACTATCCACTTATGTGTACGTCCTGGTATTGCTTCCTCTACAGCATTAGATGCTGTTAAATTAAGTGTCTCAGAATACAACCACTGATTATACCTAGATGCAGTTTTAGGATCTGTATCAACTACATGGATCTTAAACTCCATCTTATTAGGATGCATATCAAATGCATCAAAAAATTCAGTATCAGCACCAAAAAGTGATCCAGAACGGTTATCCATCCTGTCCTTCTTTACATGCCTAAGATAGTCATCAATACGATTGAAGTTGGAATAGTAATTGATAAACCTATCAGCAGCATAAACTGCATCTGATTCACTGAGTAACATTAATAATATCTATTATATTCTCTACCAACCTCTACTTCAACGGTATCAAAGATTCTATTTAAAGAACGAGCAAATCCTCTGTATCCAGATCCAACATATAGTTGACCTAATACTACAGATGCTGTTGCAATACCCCAGAATAGATAATAAAATCTACTCTTTACTTGAGCACGTACTTTTGTAACCTTATCATTCTTACCCCATTGAGGTAATGGTGGCAATTGTGGTGATGTCATTTTAAGTTGCCCTCCAAGCGACATAGTAAATAAAACCTAATCCTAATAGTATTGCAAAAGGAATAGGAAAGAATGGTAATACTAGCATAGCATGAATAACTTGCACAAGTACGATACCGTAGAAAATGTACATAATAGTCATACCAAT